TAATAGGATAGTATTTTCTTTCTTGTCTATCCCATTTGAGTAAATTGTATTTTCCATTTGTAATATCAGATACAATAGAACATGCAACACCTATGATTGCAGGATCTCCTGTGAGTAATAAATAATCTTTTGCATTAAAATTTTTTAAACCATTTCTTAGTTTAAAAACTAATGGTCCAGGTGAAAAAATTATTTGCGAAAGTTCTGGTAATAAAAATTTAAATTGTCCATATTCTGATGCACCCATAATATTTATTTTAGGATTACCAGAACGTGTTCCAGGTATTTCTTGAATGACATACACTGTAGGTGCATAACTATTTTTTAAACTTTCATATTTATTACTTTCTGACATTGACAAATCATATAACGTCCTATATATAAATGTCAATACAGAAAGAANAAATATTATGAATTATAAATTTAAGACTAAGCCGTATGCGCATCAGCTGAAAGCTTTAGAAATGTCATGGGATAGGCCATACTTTGCATATTTTATGGAGATGGGTACTGGTAAATCTAAGGTTTTAATAGACAATATATCTATGCTTTATGACAATGGTAAGATCAATGGTGTCTTAATTGTGGCACCGAAAGGTGTAGTAAAAAACTGGTATGAAGGTGAGATACCTACACACCTTGTTAATCATATAAATTATAAATGTGTATTGTGGCAATCATTAATTAATGTCAAGCAACAGAAAAAATTAGACACTTTGTTTGAGACAGGTGAAGACTTACATGTATTAGTTATGAATGTAGAGGCTTTGTCTACGAAAAAAGGTGTGGCATTCGCAGAAAAATTTTTAAATTCTCATAGAGCTATGATGGCTATTGATGAGTCTACAACAATAAAAAATCCAAATGCAAAACGTACAAAAAATATTGTTGGTATTGGTAAGCTTGCAACTTACAGAAGAATACTCACTGGTTCTCCTGTAACTAAATCACCGTTAGATTTATATAAACAATGCGAGTTTTTAGAAGATGAATTATTAGGTTTTAATTCTTACTATGCATTTAGAACCAGATACGCTGTAATGAGAACAGCAAACTTTAGTGGTCGATCTGTACAGATTGTAGTTGGCTATAGAAATTTAGATGAGTTATCAGAAAAATTAAAAGCATTTTCTTATCGTGTATTGAAAGATGAATGTCTAGACTTACCAAAGAAAACATTTATGAAGAGAGAAGTTATGCTAACAGAAGAACAAACCAAAGCATATTTACAAATGCAGAAGTTAGCTCATGCTCAATTAGATGGTAAGATGATGACTACCGCTACAGTTCTGACTCAGCTAATGAGATTACAACAGATAACTTGTGGTCATTTTACAGCTGATGATGGCACTATACATGAGATGCCTAATAATAGAATAGGTGAATTATTAGATCTATTGTATGAGATAGAGGGTAAGGTTGTTATCTGGGCCCAGTTTCAAAGAGATGTCAGCAATATATTGACAGCGTTACACAATGAATTTGGAGAGGGTTGTTACGTAGATTATTATGGACTAACACCACAAGAAGACAGACAAGAGAATATAAAAAAATTCCAGGACCCTAATTCCGGAGTCCGGTTCTTTGTAGGAACTACACAGACTGGTGGTTATGGTATTACACTTACAGCTGCAAGCACTATGATATATTATTCTAATGGTTATGACCTAGAAAAACGACAGCAATCAGAAGCCAGAATAGATCGTATAGGTCAAGAAAAACCTATGACCTATATAGATATTATATGTGAAAACACTGTAGATACACGTATTGTAAAAGCTTTGCGTAAGAAAGTTGACATAGCTACACAAATAATGGGAGAGGAATTGAAAGAATGGATCTAAGACCTGGTGTTGTTATAAGATTTGGATTATGGATTAGTCTTGTTTTATGTTTGCTTTGGTATTTTTAAATAAAAATATCTTTTGCGTTACCTATAATAGGTTTGTATTTTGTTTTACCCTCTGATCTAAATGCATGTAAATAAGAAGCTCTAGGAGTTCCTTCAATATAACTACAATGTATCCATCCGCTATTAGGTTCACCTGGAGTGTAGAACTCGAGAATCAGCTGGTCATACGGAAGCTCTCTTTTAATCCAATCAGCAAGCTCAACATTGTCTACACCTGGACATTCGAAATCTGCCGCTTCAGCTTTTGCGTGCTGGCTGTTACTTGAGCTGCCAATGGCAAGACATAAATCAACGCTACGAAAACCACTCGTTACCTTAACTCTGCCAAAATGGTCGCGTACCGGTTGAAGAATATTTTCACACAACGCTTTTAATTTTTCTATTTGCTCTGCGTTAGGATTATTGTTGATGCCTTTTCTGATAGCAGTGTCACTTTTAATAAGTTCTGAGAGAGTAAAGTTACGTGTCAATTCCATTATAGTTTTCCTTGTAATTCTTTTAAATATTTTTCGTTTTCTTCTTGTTCAATTTGTTCTGGAGTTTTATTAAATTTATTTATTACGTAGTAAACAGCAATTGCTCCGATAGTTATACATACCATACCATAAAAAAACATTCCAATACCAAAACTTGCTGTCATTATTTCATATAATTCATAAGTAAAGCTGCAATTATTGATCCCATTCCAGCTACAATCATGTATTCAATTCGTTTAATACGTTCTCTCATTTCTTTTATTTGTTCGAACGTTTGCTTTTGCATTATTCTGCAAAGCTTTTCATGATCTTCTATTTTTTGTAATGCTGATTTCTTAGCCATAATTATCCTTGTGGAAACAATATTGACAGTTTCTGTGCTGTTGTCAAGTTAGAAAAAGATCCTGCTGCACCAGGGTTATTAACTATATTTGCATCAATACCAGGTAAATTTAACGATGTTGGTGTTACAGGTGTATCTTGTGTAATAGGTAGTAGTGGGTTTTCAAAAAATGGAAACGATGGTTCTTCTAAAGAAACAAGTCTCATGTCTGCTGATATTTGTGCAATAACAGGTAACGCATCTGTTAATGGATTTATTGCGCCTATTCTTGCTGCGTTTTGTGCAAACGCTGATCTTACTTCATCAGATAACGTTATTGGTCTAAATATATTGTTTCGTATAGCGTTTACATCTACATTAGATAATCTTCCTGTTGCAGATCGATACGCTCTTGGATCAATATTTAAAACATCTGCAGCATTTAAATCTTTTCCAAATTCTTTTCTAACATCAAACAAAGCTCTGTTTGCGTTTAAATATGCATCAACAATTTCTCTTGGTTCTATTGGACCACCACGCAAAGCTTCTCTAGTAAACAATGATCTAGATTCTCTAACACCTCTTTGATAATCAGCAACTTTAAATTGTAAACTTCTTTCAGGATTTATTTTTACTTCTCTAAAACCGAATAAACCTTGAAACTCATCACCAAATTCAAAAGTCTGTCCATACTCATCAAACTTACCTTTAGTTAAAACATCTACAGACTCAATAGATTTATCTAATCTTTTTAATTGTTCAAAAGAAAAAGGCATCTGTGCTCTTACTAAGTGTTTCATTATCTTCACACCCTTATCACCTGCTGTATCTTGTGGATTAAATACTTGGAAGCCTTCTCTTGTTCTACCACCTCTAGCTATTAAATCGGTTACTGCTTCTGTCCAAATAGATTCTGATATAAATGGTTGTGCAAATTCTCTCATGGATATAAATGTACCAGCAAGAAAGTCATCCATTAAACCATCCTCATCTGTTCTACCATCTGCTACAGAGTTTAATAAAGTTTGTACTGGTCTAATTAATGTATCGTATGCATTAGCGTGACTAAAATCTATGTATTTAAAATTACCTTTTTCGTCTTTTATTGGCAGTAGTGTTGAGTTTTTTGACCAGTCAGCAACATATCTTCTGATAGCTTCTCTTTCCTCATCAGTCACATCGTAGATAGCCTGGAAAGCTTTTTGTGTTGCGTATGGTACAGCTGCAACCGTAGCACCAAAACCAAATAATCTTGTGTATCCGATAGTCTCAAATGGTTTTACCACTGTTCCATCAGCAAGCGTAAATGTTTCGTTTATCTCTCTAAGACCACGTCTTACAATATTTGTACCTGTTCTAACTATCTCTGCAGGAAATGATACAAAGTTTCCAATAGGTAGTTTTCTTAATGACTTAACAAAGTCAGATACGTAGTCATAGTTTGGTATATTATTTCTTACAATGTCAGCTGCCTCTTCTTTAAAAAACTGGTCGTCAATAGTTATATCTACACCGTTTCTTTTTATTACGTCACCTCTTTTAATACCTTTGGCTAACATGTTAGATTCCAATCTAGATTTTTCCATAGCCCATGATGCTATCTTCCAGAAATCATCCTCAGCTGTGTATAGGTCCTGTGATACAGATTTTAATTTTGATAATGGTTTGAGTAACATTCTAAGACCTTTGTCAGATGTCATAGTCTCACCAAAGTTTACATCCTCAAGCAACCTGGTTAGATCTCCTAGTCTTACGTTAGAGTTTACAACACCTAGTTTTAATAACTCTTCGTATAGATCATTCTGTTGTCTCGTACCCTTAAGTGGTGTTTGTAATGCTTGATATGCAGTTTTAATAGCAGTAGCGTCAGGTATGATACCGTTTGCTGTAGCAAACGCACCAGCAGATACAAAGTTTCTAACGTGTGTTACCGGTGATAAAATTGTTTTTGCTATCTGTGATAAACCTTTTGGATATAAAATTAAACTTTGATACAACTGTCCTAACATACCAGCTTTATCAAATGCAAGAGATGTACCTTCTAAAGCATCTGCCATACCTGGTGTAGTGTATAATTCATTAAGAGGATTTATAGATCCACCCTTCGCCGCAACGTCTAAAGATCTAGCTTGATCAATTCTTATTTGTTTGTAGTCATCACCAAATACAAGTCTTGCTTCATCATTTGATTTTGCAAACATAGGTTTTTTACCAGCGGCTATAAGCTCATCATTCTTTCTTATAAGATCTTGAAAGAAAAGATTTCTTCTTGTGATCATAGATAGTTTAGCTGTACCACCTAGTATGGTTTGCATAGGATTATTTTGTTTACCTAAAAGTTTTTCAAATACTTTTCTATCTGCTTCTTTGATTGCACCTGCAGATATTAATGCAGATCCTCTGTCTGTTACAACTTCATCTAGTGTAGTTCTGTTTACAAAAAAATCTGGTACAGAAAATATAGCATCAGACGGTTTATCCATTCTAATACCTTTTGGTAGTCTCGCAGTTTTTAATACTCTGGTTACAGCTTGCTCTGCTTGTAGATCTGTAAGTTCTTCACCTGCTTCTTTTGCACTAGATTTAAATACTTCTTTAGCTTCGTTTATTGCTTCTGCACTTGGTTTATATCTTGCCCATGGAAAGATACTTTGGTTTTGAAATATGTCGTACGTAGATCCAAGATAATTTTTAAATTTATTACCAAATAATTTTTTAAATTCTTGTATCTCATTCTTACCTAGTGATCTTCCTAGTTTAGAAAATAAGTCTGCCCATCTAGTTCTTATTGCAGATAAACCACCGAGTATATCTGCTGTAACTTCATCCTCTACTTTTAAATCTTTTAGTTTTTTAACTAATGCAGCTTTCTTTGTTTCATCTAATTTACCAAACTGCGCAACACCAAGATCATCAAGTTTAGGATCACCAGATAATAATAGGTCATTTATCTCGTTTAATAATTTTTGTCTGTCTTTTGCAGCAGCCTGATTAAATACTGTTCTTGCTGGTGGAAATACTTTGTCTATTGCCTGGTCTAGTTCTCTTGATATGTTTCTTGCACCTGCAGCATCTGCAGCTCTCTCACCAATAGAAGTTCTCTCAAGATCAAAAAACTCTTGTGTCTTACCACTTCGTGCTCTGAACCCTGATGCAATTCTATCTATAAATCTATCTAATTTAGAGTTTGCTACATCTAATTGTTTGTTTCTATTTGTTAGTTTTTTAACCAACGTGCCTGTACCACCTATAACACCCGTAAATAATGCACCTTCAAAACCAAANTTAACTCTGTTTAATAATTCTCTTGTTGCATCGTCATCTGTAGATCTATCAACTGCTGTTGGTCCACCAATAAGATCACCAAATGTACCAACTTTTTCTACATCACCTACAAATACACCTTCTGCTAGACCACCGCCTAGTGCACCTGCAATAAATTTATTTGTCTTACCACGTGTATTTAATTCAATGGCTTTATCCATACCCTCTTTTAATTTAGGATTAGATAGTTTTACATACTTACCATTTCGTGCAGCTTTCATAGCATCACCTGCCATTCTAGATGCAACTTTAAAACCTACACCACCTGGTATACCTATGTTTACTAATGCTTCTGTAATTCTACCAGCAGCTGTTGCTTCTGCTTTCTCGTCAAACTCTGTAAGATCATCAAAGAACTGCTCTACACTTGCAGCTCTACCACTATCAACACCAAGATCTATAAGAGTTGCACCTAAAGAAAAGAAACCTTTTGGTATTGCAATAAGACCAGATGCAACACCAGATAATATAGACTCTAGTGTACCAACTTTATTGTTGTTTGCTTTACTGTAAAATACTTCTTCGATTGAAGCCATTTAGTCCTCCTATACTACGAAGGCTACTTGATTACCTTTTTTCTCAACAAGCCTTGCACCGATAATGTATCTACCATCGTCTAGATCTTTACCTTTTGCGATCATAAAATCTATCTCATCTCCAGCAGGATTGTCTTTTTTGAAGTTGTTAAATAGTTTATCTTGTATTACTCCATCGTACTGTATGTCATCATTTCTTAGTATCGCTGCCGTTTGAGATCCAAGAATAACACCATCATTTTTAGCCATTATTTCTGCTATCTGACCAGAAGCTCCAGCTTGTTTCTCTGCTCTATTAAGAGCTTTGATTCTAGCTTTTTTATAGTCTCTTTCTAATGTATCTGCAGATGCAATATCTTTTTGTATTTCACCTTTTAATATCGCAGCATCTATTTGTCGTTTAATATCAGAAGACTTATCTAAGTTTTTAGATATAGCTTGTATAATTCTGTTTTGTAAAGTTCCTGATTTAATAGCTCCTTTAAGGTCTCCACCCTCTTCAGATACAATTTTACTTGCATCTATTAATGAGTCATACGCAGCGTCTTTTTTCATTTTATCTAGACCCATGAGTTCGTAATATCTTTTTTTAGTTTTTGCTATTCTATCTTCTTGAATTTGTTTTGCTTTGTTAGGATCGTCAGTAACACTGCCACCTGTTGTGCCTTTATCTGTGCCTGTACCTGTTCCTATCTCATCAACTCTTTTTAATTGATTTGTTGTATCTTCTTCTGCTGTAGTTGGTGTTTCATCTGGACCCAATGCTTTAAATCCTTGATATGCAGCACCTCCTACTAATAATGGAGACTTAGCAAGACTTGTTCCTACTTTTTTAATTGCACCACCTATTCTACCAGATCCAGAAGCCACTGCTCCAATAGCTTTTGCTTCAGGTGAACCTAAAAGATATTTACCAAATGCAGTTGGTTTAAATTTCATAGCTTCTGTAGTTAAACTATCAGCAGACGTCATAGGTCTTGTTCTACCCAAACCAGATCTTATTAAACCTGATCCTGGTGACGTTACACCTCTTTTAGCTATTTGTTGCATTGCAAATCTACCAACAGGGGCTAATGCCATTCTAGCTCCTTGACCGAGTAAACCCATAAAAGGAACAAAGAAAGCATGTTTTTCTCTACCCATTGCATCTCTATTAGCATTATTACCAACTGTGTTAACAGCTTGTGGTTCTTTCATACCCTGCATAATACCCTCTTTGATAGGGCCGCCGTATCTAAACATTGGTCTATTTAATGGTCTCATATCTTACCTAAATTTCCCGAACAATCCGCCAATACCTAATGCTGTACTTAGAGCTGTTGAGAATGGACTAGGAGTAGCTGTTGGTAATGGTGCAGCTTGAGCAAATCCTGCTAATCCACCTAAACCTGTTCCATATTGTTGAAGTCTTCTAAATGGTTCATAAGCTCCAGTTTGTGCAGCTTGCGCATCTGCTTGTAATTGTGATTGTTCTAATCCTTGTCTAAAAGCACCAAGCTGACCTAAGTTAGCTACGTCTGCAGCTCTACCTTGTTGTTGGAAATTAGACAATGCAAATTGATTTTGTGCTAAACCAGCTTGTTGAGCTGCTAATTGTGCTCTTTGATTTGCTAAATTTTGTTGTTGTCCAAACGCTTGACCTCTTCTTGCTGCTGCATCTGCAAAACCTTGTGCTCTTAATTGTGCTTCAAGTCCTGCTCTACCTAATGCAGTGTCGGCCATAAACTGTCCTTCTAATGCACCTTGTCTACCACCACCAAACGCACCAAATTGTGCTGCTTGATCTGCTATTTGTTGTAAACCACCTGCTCTTGATCTATCAAACTGTCTTAATGATTCATCAATAACTTGTTGTTGAAATGGTGATGTAAAATCTGCAATTGATCCAGCCCCGGTCCCTGCTCCACTGCCCATGAACTGCCCAAGTCCAGAAACATCTTGTCTAACTTGACCTATGTCTTGTCCAGCTTGTGTTATGGCTTGTTGAGCTGATGTTAAAAAAGGTTGAAAACCACCAATACCTTGTGTTGCTAAATTAATAGCTTGTGTTTGTAATGGATCTTCACCGGCAACAAACTGACGGCCTGTAAACTTACTTGTATCTATAGGTACAGAAGTTGCAGCCGTTAACTGCTTGGCGTAATCCTTGGCGGTTTCTTGTAAATAATCTGGTAATGCCATTATACTATCCTATTCTCCAACATTTGTGCTTGATCGAACATTGCTTGTGCAGGATTTTCTTTACCCTGAGACTCTTCAGAGATCATACCACCTGCTTCTAAATTGTCCATCATATTTTGCATAACTTCAGCACCTTTGTCAATATCTCCCCCACCTGCGTTTCTTACAGCATCTGCTGTAAATACAAATTCATTCTTGCTAAGTCTAGCTGGCACATCGTCCGCTCTTTCCTCAGCTCCTATTGGCACAAAACCACCTTCTCTATAATCTTTTTCCATACCACCTAAATCCATGATACCACCTTCTGCTTTTTGATTTAATGAAGCTAAAAATTTATTTACATCCTCTAAACTTACTCCAGTTATACTAGATATAGTATCTATGTCAGATCCTTTATCTTTCATTTGTTTTATCATAGTCATTTGTTCTTTTGATAAAACAGATTTACCTTCATTGTATCCTCCTCTTGGTATGTCAGCTAATCCACCACCTTCAGCAAAAAATCTTTTTTGTACAGCTGATTCAGGAGGCATAAAATATAATGCAGATTTTGTAGGGTCTTGATAATACTGTCTAGCTTGTTCTCTAATGTCAGCCACCATTGGCTGTACGCCTGAAACAGGTACACCTTCGTCAACGCCTTCTTCTTCACCACCACCCATTAAAAATGGTGCAGCTAAAGCCCCTGCTCCAGCTAGTCCACCAGCTAATCTAAATAAACTAAATGGATTGTCTTTTTCTCCACCAACTCTAAATACATTTCCAAGTTGACCTAACATACCTTCACCACTTTTAACTTTTGATAAAATACTTCCTAAACCACCCCCAGCTCCTCTTAAAAAACCAGCGCCTTTTAAATTTGCAAAAGGGCCAAGTCCTCCAGCATACATACCTAAACCACCTATAATAGCAGCTTTACCTAATGGTGACTTAACAACTTTTTTAATGGCACGTTTAGCTTTTCTTACAATCTTACCTAGAAAATAACCTTGTCTTGGCTCTTCAAGTGTCATAAGTCCACCCATATTACGAAGCTGTCTTTCCATATTCATCCTTGAAATTGCCATAGTTTGTCCTTTTTATCGCCTTTTTTTGTTATAATCAATCATATATATCGACTAGATCAGCTAGTCCACCCATCACATATCCAACTCTACCACCGTCAGCATGTGATCCTTCTGTTGCACTTGGGTCAGATTCAGAAAATCCTCCTGCAGTATTTCCGCCAAATCCGCCTCCCCCAGCTCGTCCTCCGCCTTTATCTCCCGTGCCTGCAAAATCAAATCCCATTCCAGCTCTTTGAGTATCTGCGATTTGTCCTGCTTCTCTAGCTTTTGCTTCTAAAGCTTCTCTTTGTTTTCTGCTTTGATATGCTAAACTAGCTATTGCAGTAAAAGGATTTAAAAAACCAAACATCATCCCAGCAGTTGTACCTAACATACCTGGTGTAGCAGTAGGATTATTTAAATCGTCTAATGCATCTTGTTCTGCTTGAGTAAGACCTTTGTCTTTTGCTGACATAGTATCCACATTATACGCATCCGTTTCATAATCAAAACCAGAAGTATCAGGAGGAGCTGTAGTTATTCCTCCTCCACCATCTCCTCCACCACCTTGTGGTATTATTGGTGGTATTATTGGTGGTGGTAATGTAGTTATACCACCAGACATATCTAATGTTTTTGGTTGAAACCGGCTAGCTAAATACCTATCAAAAGGTACAAAGTTAAAACCCTGGTCTCTTATATTTTGATCTGTTGGATCTAATATCATTTAGTTTCTCCAAATAAATCAAGGCTTGGCATTATTACCCTGACGTCTTTTCTAATATCTTTTTGAGGAATTCCTTTTGCTTTCCACTCCTCATCATTCTTGTATATCTCACCTGTCTTTAAATTACTAATGGTTTCTATAATTTTTTCTGGTTTTATTACTTTCATTATGTTGTTACCTCTCTTGGCTGTATTTCTAATATAGAAGCTATGACGTGCAGCTCGTTCGCGTCAGCAGCTTGTACTTTTAATACCTCACTCTCTTCCATTACAAGAGGTTGAGTTAAAAGTTCTGTAGATGCTTTAGATGCTATAGTTTTATCTTTAAATAAATTAAATATAGAGCCACTAGAATTAACTAAAGTTATTGTAATTGTGCTACCCGATCCAGCATCTTCTGTTACTAACAATGATTTAACAACTGTAGTTGTTGCAGTTGGCACTGTATATAGTGTTGTAAGATCTGTTGTCGTTAAATCTACTTTTTTATTTTTAAAACTATTAGCCATTAATTTAAAAAGAAGTTTTGAGCTTCTACTTCATCCTTTAATTCTTGTTGATACGTTGTATTTAATTTTTGTATTACAGCATCTAGATCTCTAACTTGTGAGTCTGCTATTTGTTTAGAATATTCTTCACTAGGTCTTGTTAATATTTGTACTATCTTTGCCATTATCTTCTACCATCCGGTTGTATATCTAATCTAAATGTACCTAGTTTCCAACTTTGCGAAGCAGCTGTGTTTGCTACTTTCAAAGCTATTTGTCTTGCCCTTGCACGTGTATCTACTTTTTGTGTAGATGATGTTACTGTAAATGGTCCAAGTGATGAACTAGTTTTAGCATCATTTGGAAAATCTCTTAATTGTAATGTAACTTGTGTATTACCTGTTTGAGATATAAAATCTGGTATAAATCTTCTAATNTTCATTAAAAATTCACCATCTCCTCTAATATCAGCCATGCCTGTTTGAGACCCTCTCATAACTCTTTGCGTAATATCAAAGTCCCCTGATACTATATTTGATGTTATTGCTGTTACAGATCCTCCTGAAACTTGATCTGTGCCTTTTTCATGTTCGTAATATATTGTGCATCCATCTGTGTTTCCAATAACATCATAAGATGTATTACTACTTGCATCATACTCTGTTGCATGTGGTAAACCAAATACAGACGAATCTTGCCATGTTCCCCGTGCCAGTGTCCCTGTTGTCCACACAGGTCTTNTAGGTCTAGAATCTTGATAGTTATATGTTACACATCTATTAACAACAGTAGAACCTTCTGTGCAATAGAACCAAGTTATTTCTCCAAACAAATTATTTAATCCAACATTTATTAATTGTCTTGCAGTAGTATTTAAATCGTCGTAAACAAAATCTTCTACTAAACACATCATGGTTTCAAGGCTACCAGCATATTTAAAGAAACCGTTTTCTGACATCCAATATGCAGCACCATCTACTTCTAATGCAGCGTTCTGTCCTATCAATCCACAGTTAGTTCCAACTTGTGCAAAACCAAAAGTAAAAGGAGCACCTACAAAACGCATGGTAAATAGTGATGTGTCTGACCATATGTATATTGCATCTCTACCTCTAACAGCTCCTACAATTTTAGAACCATCAGAAAGTCTTTGTGTACCTGCTGTGTTGGTTGCTGTTGGTGTGTATGTATTTATATCTTCTTGATCAGAAAATCTAATAAACATTTCATCTTGTGTTGACGTGTCTCCAATAGTTGTTTCTGTTCCAAAAAATACTAAGTGACGATCCGGTGTAGATACTAACATATCTCGTGATGCAGTTGGTGCGCCTGATATAATTGTTGCTCTATTATTAGTTGCGTTTGTTGCATCTGAATCCCATTCAAATACTTGTGCGTTATGTATTAATGCAATTACTTTACTTCCAAAACCATCAATGCTCCACATACCTGGATCAATTACTAAGTCACCAGATGCAGCTTGTCCCCATGCAACATAGTCAGAAGAATTTGTAACTGTATCACCACCATTGTGAGCGGCAGCCGTTGTATTTCTTACACCTCTAGTTACACCAGATAAAACACCAGATGTAATACCAGTGTAAGATATTTCTTCTGTCCCTATCTGAATAAAATTTGTACCTGTAGTTGGAAACTGTGATGCATCTGTTAAAGTAATTCCAGTTGTGGCAGTATCTGTAATACCATTAGTCAATGTTGTTGTTGCTTCTCCTGATACCGTACCACTCCATTGACCAAGTCCCCATCCTAATCCAGGTAATTGTTCAGCTGGTCCAACAGGATAATAATGTCTTACTCTAATACCACCTGAAGTTGTTGCACCAGAACCACCTTCATTTGAAGGCATTGTAATTGTAAGTGTTGTTGATGATGGCACACTTGTTACCATAAATTTATTATCATCAAAATCAGATGCGCTGTAATTAGAATTAGTTATTGTAGAAAAACTATCTAATAAGATAATATCTTTTTCTCCAATACCATGAGCACCGCTAAAAGTTATTGTAACAGTTGGAGACCCGTTTGTTGTGGTAAATGCATTTGTAAGTGTTGTCGTAGTTTTAATTGGGTGTATGTCATAGAATACACCACCTGAATATGCATATAAAATTCTGTTTGTGCCTATAATAGAAAATTTAGTTCCAGCTTTATTAACTAAATGAAACAAAGCTCTTGCGGCACCTGTTAATTTATTCTCTCCTAATTGAGACCAGCCACCTATTTTTTCTGGTGTGCCATAACGAAATCTTACATTGTCACCATCAACCCATTGGCCTTCGGCTGTAGTTTCTGTAATCTGTTTATTAAACCCAGGTAGAAATCCTATTTTTTGTAGCATATAACCTCATTATATTATGCCTTCGTCATAGACGGAAGACCTAACATTGGCCTTTTGTCGAACCTGTTCTTTTCAGCAAAAGGACCATTTACATGGTTATAATGAAGGAATACTTGACCACAAACATCCCCTTCAAA